GGGCGAGGATGACACCATCGGATTCAAGAACCGCGTGCTTTCTATGGCGGGCATCGACAAGGAATGGGCCAAAGAGCATTTCTTCGTGCTTCGACTGCGTGACACTGACTTGGCAAAAGACCGCTGGCGCAAAATATTGAAAGCCATTTGGCAACTACAGCCGACGGACATCTTTCTGGACGGCATGATTGACATTGTAGAGGACTACAACGACCAGAAGGAGTGTCAGCCGATTATCCGCAAATGCATGAGACTGGCCACCCACTACGATGCCAGTCTTTGGTCGGTGCTCCATGAGAATCCGATGGTAGACAAGTTGGTCGGTACGCTGGGCAGTATCACTCAGCGCAAGGTGTCGGAGATATTCACCGTTATCAAGGTTAAACAATGTGACCTGCCTGAGAAAGACCGACGCGCTGATCTGCCCGACATCTACTTCCGCGTGAAGCAGAACAAAGCCCGTGGCCGCGACGTTGCCGACTGGCTGTTCCAGTACGTCACCAATCAGGGCGGCTGGGGTGAGCCGAAGGAAATCGACGCTAACACTGGCGCGGCTGTTGTGAATGCTTCTGACATGAAGGCGCAACAGTTCATTAAGGAGGCAGACGAGCGATTCAGCAAGCTCAACTGGACTTCATCAGGGCTAAGCCGAACCGACGTTGACAATGCCCTCTACTCGCAAGGTGTAACGAGCAACCGAAGACGTGGTGCGCTGATTGACACTGGCATTGAGCACGGCATTATCTACAAGACGGGCGAGAAACAGCGTCCGAAGTATCACTACAATGGATTGAACAAAGAGCAGCAAAACGATCAAGCGGAAGAGATAAACTTCACGCCAAGCGATGACCCTGCTCCATACTAAAAACAAACGATAATGAAAAAACAGAGACCAAAGCTGACACAATACATCTACCTCGTGAACAGCCTGCTGACGACACAACTCAACAGGAACGGGCGCATCACTGAGGAAGACGTAAAAGAGGCCGTCAATACGACGGTCAAAGTGTACGACATGATAGAGGAAGCCATCGGTGCCGAAACGGACGACGATGACGAGCAGGATGACGACAAGCCAGTCGTTGACGTGTTTGCCGATTTTCCGTGGGGAAGCATATCACACACCTACACCGAACTGGAGAAATGGTATTGCAAGAACGTATCTCGTAGCAAGCGAGCCTTTGGCAAGGCTTATCACGATGCCATCCGCAACGGCTATCTGATAAAGAACGAGAAGTCGCGCGAATATACACACAGCAATGAGTGATTCCCACCGCAAGGCCCCGATTCCCATTCCCCACCCCTTATAGATATATAAGGGGATGGGAATGGACGAGAATCCGAGCCAGCGGCCGACGCGCGTATGTGCGCGTTTTAGTTCTACAGATTATTCTTGTTATACTACCGAAAAGCGAGTGTACTAAGACGGAAAAGAAAGTTAACTATCTTCCAATAGAAAGTTAACTTTTATTCAGAAGAAAGTTAACTAAGTTTTTTATGCCGAAAATACCCGATGAAGTAGTGCGCCGAGTGTTGGACCGCGCACGAATTGAGGACGTGGTTGGCGACTTCGTGACGCTCCGACGGGCTGGCGTGAACATGACGGGCATCTGTCCTTTCCATGATGATAAGCACGACGGGAACTTCATCGTGAGGCCGTCGAGCATACCATCGAAGCGAGGCGGTAATACATACCATTGCTTTGTGTGTATGGGAAAGGGCGAAGGCGGTGGCCCTGTTGACTTCTTGATGAAGCATGAGAGGCTGTCATTCCCAGATGCAATTCGCTGGCTTGGAAAAAAGTATAGCGAACCTGTGGATGACATACCATTCAACTACACGCCACCACCACCGAAGCCAGTACCGCCACCGCTTCCGCAACTGACATTCAAGCGAAAGACGGTCAAGGATTCGATAAATGGTATCGAGCAGACGCTGTTTGTGAAATACTTGCGGTCGCTGCCTTGGGACGACGAGCAACAGGCGAGGCTTACGGAGTTGCTTCACCTATATTGCGTGGCGACTTGTCCGCATGGTCCTGAATGGATTTCGTTTTGGCACATCACTCAGGACGGCATACCGCTGACGGCAAAGTATATGCGCTATAAGGCAGACGGTCACCGCGTGAAAGAGCGCGATGAGAACGGCAACAAGATATTCTGTGCCGACTGGGAGCACGCCTGGAGAGCGAGACAGAAGCAGTACGACCAAGACAAGTACGACACCAGCGGACGGACACTGTTCGGTATTCACCTGTTGAAACGCTACCCGCAGGCTGTTGTGAACATCGTGGAGAGCGAGAAGACCGCACTTATCATGGCAAACTATTACGGCTCGTTAGATACTCAGCTTTGGTTGGCGTGTGGCGGTCTGAAATGGTTACAACTCGACATGTTCCAGCCGCTCATCGACCAAGGCAGAACTGTTTGGCTTTGGCCAGACATGGACGGCAGGAATGAGTGGCAGGAGGTGGCCGACAAACTGGGCTCTGACAAGGTAAGAGTGTACACACAATTCTTTGATACCTGTTGGCGCGACGAGGACGGCACGAAGGCTGACGTGGCCGACATTGCCATCCGCATGATGCGCAACCCAGAGTTTAGGCCGAGAGAATACAAGGGCGGAAGCGATGGAGGAAATTCGGAAAAAGAAAGCGTAGGAACATCGCCAGCCGACCCTTTTCTATCACCTGAGCAACAGGAAATGCTCGGAATAAAAGAGTGGGTGGAAGTTCACGGTGATGAGCCTTTCATCGATACTATCGAATTACAAGACCCACGGGTGCATGAATGGCGGGATATACTGAGACGAAAATATAATTTTAATAAGGATAAATAATGAAAGAGGAAACGAAACGATTTGAAGGGCTTGGTACGAAGATTGATCCTGCGATGTTCGATGTGCTGAATGCTTGTTGTGACGCGCTGGGGGTGGACGTGTACCACCTTCTTCAGTGGTTCGCACAGACCATCATCAGGGCGGCGGCACCCATGCACGAGCTTGACCCTCGCATCCAGAAGCTGCTGGCCATGATGGAGAGTGACGCTGGATGGCAGAACGCTTTCAACATAGCCAACCCTGGCAAACTGAAGGTGGCGCAAGTCATCCTCATACTGGAGCAGGAAGGGCGCAAGGGATTCGGTGCGGTGATGATTGACCGTCCGTTCATGGGCGACGCACGGCAGACGGAATGCTCAGACACCATATTGGAGCGCACGGCAGAGGTGACAATGCCGGGCGTGTACCGTCGGCTGCGACTGGTGGGGGCAAAGATGAAGTGTGAAAGTCTGATGGATGTTTTGCTCACCATGATAGAAGAGCAAACCATCCTCGAACTTGACGAGGGATTCCGCGCAGAGCTGCCAGGACACGGCGACCATGCCGATAATGGCAGACAGGTGGCTTACGGAAAGAAGACAAAGGCCAAACAACATCGTACACCGGACAGCGTGGCCGATGATCAGAGATTCCATCAGACGCACATCGTGTTTGATGACTATGACCGAGAGGTGGCCGACATCGAAGCCGGATATAAACCTGAAGACTGGGAGGGCGAGTATCGTGATAGATGAGGGTGACTACCGATTCCCACATGAGGATCCGAAACATGAACGAACCGAAGAGGAAAGGCGACAGGCTGAAGAGACGCTTGACTATCTGGAGAGCCTGCCGTTCCGACCCATCGGTGTAGAATGGTAAGCGACTATGAGCAAATCGAGATACCGACCTGAACACATGCGGATGCTGAATGATAAGCGGTGGGCGCAGGTGAAGGCGATTGTGGACCGCAGGGCGCGAAGGCTGTGCGAGTGGTGCATCCGCGATGGCAAGGAGTACGGACGCAAGACGGGGAACGAGAGGCTGGCGCGGACGGGTTGGCTGCGGCCAGGCGTTGACCATCACCACTTGATTCCCTTCGAGTCGGCCAAGACGATTGACGAATCCGAAAGGCTGTGCTATGATCCGAACAATGTGGTGCTGCTGTGTGTGGAACACCATCGCGCTGAGCACAACCAGAAAGGCTACCATAAGAAAGAGAACGTGAAGGCGAGGCGTGACCAAGCATTCGAGCGATGGAAGGAGCGACAGCAAAGACCGCCGACCGACAAGACATGAAAACCTCGGGCGCCCGTTTTATTAACAAATGTTAATTAATCCGAAAT